GCCCCTTCGATCTCGCCCTTCTGGAGCTTGGCGAGATCGAGTTGAAGTCTCTGCAACTCCTCCTGCACAGGCGTCAGTCCCGGCAGGGCAATGTTTTGCTGGGTCGTGCCACGCTCGCGCCTGGTGGACGAGCCGCCGCCGAAGTTGAAGCTAATGATAGGCCTCCGAGCCGCGAACCAGAAAGGCCAGCAACGAGTGATGGCGCTTGCTGGAATTGCACCGCCGGCACGCGGGGACCACATTGCTGGCGCTGTGTGGTCCGCCACGCGCAATGGGTTCTATGTGGTCTATGGTGATCGGTTGATCCGACCGCAGGCAATAAGCGCATTGGCTACCGAAGTATTCAACGATGGACGACCATTCTTGCCGCGTGAGATCGTTGGCTACAGTAACCTGACGCGCCCGACGGCGCCCCTGAACGATCCGGTGCGATGCCCTCCATCGCTCTGGGTTGGCGTGTCTCCATGCTTTGGCCTGCGACAAGATCACGGCCCGGTGCTTTAGGTAGTAAGCCCCGAGATATGCTCGCCGGCCTTCCGGGTCAGCCGCAGCGCGCGCCTTCGCGCGCAGGAGAGTTACTTCGCGGTGCCCGACATACCACTCTCGCGCCGCCGCCTTCTTCGCCGCGACGTTGCTCCACCCACCCATCTATGCGAGCCTCTTCACGAAGGCGTGCCCGGTGCCCTGAATCTGGACGGCGAGGCGATCCAGCATGTCGGCTGCGTCTGATTTGCTGCCGGCGAACGTGACCCATGCCACGACTCCGTACTCACGGAGCACCGTTTCAAGATGGGCCAGGAGCCGAATTCCGTGCCCCTGTTTCTGATACCGCGGGTCGATGGCCATTTCCGTAATGACCGCGTACGGCATCCCGAGCAGGGCTTGCGCGACGCCGATGATCTCCCCGCGACGTTCGCAGACAAGCGTCACCGGACCCCAGCGGTCATAGGAGACGCCCTCGATCGCGAGGCCGCAGTCATGAATCAGGGTGTTCAGACGCGAGAAGTCCTCCGGTCTCGCTGGACGGATCATGTGACCACCTTAAGCAGCACCGCTTTCAAGGCGGCGATGGATGACGCCTGCCTGATTTCATCAAGTAGAGCCTGCCGGGGGTGAGGTGTATCAGGCTGGAGCTCCACGACAATCTTGTCGCCGCGACGTCGCCACGACGACAACGTTCCCGCGACTGGTTTCATGGCCTCGTAGGCATCATTGGAGTAGTCCTCGGGCACGGCGTCGGGATAGCTCGCCGCGAGCTTGACGTTCGTCCGGGCCACGGCGTCCGGATGCTCGTTCGCATAGACCACTTCGATGAAGCTACCGTCCGGCCGGACCAGGAGTCGGACCATGGCTCTATTGTGCCCCCACGGCGATCAGGGTGACGATGGTGGAGTCTACGACCGCGTTGCTGTTGGCGATCTCGGTCACAATGTCGATGGAGCCCACGGCCATTGCCCCAGCCACGTCGTCTATGGCCACGATGCCGCCGTTGGCGGCGTCTTCATAGGCCATGCCGGCTACCGCGTACGGGGTCGCGGCGAAGTCCCGGTCCCACGTGATCTTGTATTCTCCCACCCCGGCACGGGCTAGTGACGCCACGTTGAACGAGCCATATATCGACGCCGTGGCCGTGCCCTTGAAGTTGATCCATCCCTTGATGACGTTCTCTCGGTAGATGCCGTGCGCGAGCGGCGTGTTCGGAATCGAGGGGCCGGCCCCGAGACTCGCGGGGATGAGCGCCGTCGCGACCGTCACGTCCACGACGTCAGCTGAACCGAGTGTGAGCCGCCCCGTGCCCTTGGTGTCGATGGTCAGCGGAATGTTAGTATCCCCGCCCGCGACGTCGGCCACCACCGCATTGCCCGTTGCCGAGGGACTGACCCGCAAATAATTGGTGGCGTCCACGTAGCCCGACGCCTGGATAACGCGCCGGCCTTCGGCGATCAGGTCAACCGTGCCGGTGGCGATTTGCACGAGGCCGGCGACGCCAGCCCGTCCGTGCTCTTCGTAGAACCCGAACGAGGGCCAGAACACCTCGCCGACTGAACGTCCCCGTCGCGCGGCGATCCAGCCCGTCCCGAGAGGTTGCAGTCGAATGCCCAGGTTGGCGTCGGTCCCTGCCGCGGCCAGCGTTGGCCACGTGGCCGCCGCGGCTGGCGTCGCCAGCAGGTAGTTGACTGCGCCTCCCGTGTACGCCGTCGCGATCTGGAAGGCGCGCAGTCCGGCGCACGCGAAGTCCAGCACGTCGGCCTGGAGCGACGTCAGGCCCGTGTTGGAGTCGCCGGTGAACGCGATACCCGGCGCCGCGAGCGAGCCGACGCCCAGATTGGTGACGTTGAACCCGTCAGCGTTGAGATTCGCCGTGAGGGGCGAAATCAATGACAGGGCGTTGTCGAGGATGTTGTTAAACTCCCCGTTCAGAGCGCTCGCCGTCAGGGTGTTGCCGGTGGCCCAGGTGGTGACGCGCGAAAGGGCCATCTACTCTTCCGTGACCCCGCCGAGCGTCAGATGTAGTTCGATCCAGTGAATTTCCATCGACTCCCCGGTGCCCGCCTGCGCGCACCGGATCTGGAGATCCTGAAAGTCCCCCTCGGTCCGGTAAAACTCTGTTGTGAACTGCGAGCCGCCGAGGACCCCAAGGGTTGCTGAGTCAAGGGTGAAGTCAGGCATCGCCGTGCTCAGGCAAGGGTTGAGGCGCTCCCGCCCTGATTGATGGTCGTGGTCGTCTCCGCGTTGTTGTCGCGTGTATAGCCAAACGTGAAGGTATAGTTGCCCTTGGGTTGGAAGGACAACCACGCGCCTTCCATCGTCTTGAGGTGGGCGCTCGATCCAAAGTTAAGAAACGGCGACTTCCACGCCGCCGTGTAGGCAGAGGCCGCGCTGACCGTCCGCGTGGCCATGTCGCACTCGTAGGCGAAGCCGTCCGTGGTCCCGACGAAGAGTCGGTGCTTGCGTGAGCTGTTCTGGATGATCGCCAGACAGTTGCCGACCAGCCAGCGCGTGTCCCAGCCCCACGTCGACCACCGTCCCGGCTGGAAGCGGTAGTCATAGACCAGGTAGACGTTCTTTTGCGTGCCCCCGGACTTGGCGAATAACCAGATGGCGAGCCCGCGGGCCTGATAATTGACGCCCCAGCCGGTGCCGAGTTCCGAATGGTTCAGGTCATCCTGGTATCGGCTCAGGATGGGGCGGGCGAGAAACGCCTCAATGTAGTCGCCATACGCCGCGGTCGCGGCCAGCGAGTGCAACCCCCGGGGAGAAGCAAACACGATATCGTCGCCGATGCCGAAGATCGTGTTGTGGTTGATGCCGCCGACGCCGCTGACGAAGGGCAGACGGGCGAAGTCGCTTGGGTCCCGGCCGGTGATGCGATGCACACTCAGGCGGTTTGGCCCCTTGAAGACGATCAACTCATTTTTGTGCGACCAGAGCCCGGTTATGCGGTCGCCGTCGTTCGGGTCAATGTCGATCGACCCGGAGCCTGCCCCCGTCCAGTCCTCGGCGTTGCCGAAAGCCGAGTAATAGAGGCGCGACGGATTGCTGGCGACGCCGGCCGCCCACATGCGGCCTTTGTGCTTGCGCATGAAGGCGAAATTTGGCGGCGACCCGCCGACCGCCGAGGTTGTCCCTGCCGATCCATTCCATGTGCGAGGCACGTCCACCGTGGAGGTCGACGCCCAGAACACCAGGTCACCGAACACTTCAAAGCAAGGTTGACGCGAGTTCTCAAGCCCCGTGGTCAACTCGTCCCATGTCCCGTCTACGTCTTCTTTAAGGAGACGGGTTCCCACATACGCAAATCGCTTTTGCGTTTCCGAACCTCCGGTGCCCTGAAACCACACGTCGGTCAGGCCATGAAAAGCGCCTCCCGTGACCGCGGTAGCGTTCACCCGGGAGGCGCCGCCGATCTTGTGCGGAGCTCCGTCGAGTTCGTAGTACACGTTGTCGGCTTGCAACAGGAATGGCAGGGCGAGTGCTCCGTTCTGCGGCGCGCCCGGAAAAGATGGGCCGAAATCGGTCGCGAGTCCTCCGTTAAAGGACACGATGACTTTCGCCTTGCCGGAACGGTCAGGCACCGATCTGCTCCACTTCCGCGCTGATAGTCACGGTGTTGCCGACTCCGGCCGCGGTCCCTGTGATCGTCATGGCGATTCCGGGATTTCCTTCAAGGGGTTTGGTCCATGTCACAGCCACGCGAGTCACGCCGATCTCCCCGGATGCCGAGCGCCAGATGGTCGTTGACCCGTCGTCAACGGTGATCGTCGAGGTTCCCGCCGAGGTGAAGGCGTCGAGCCGGGCGAGCTTGCAGATCGCGCCGGTCACCGCCGCGACGGTGATCGTCGCCGCCGCATTGGACCCGCTCACCGTTGACGCGCTCCGGCTCGGCATTACCGGAGCTGATCCCAGCGGTCAGGGTTGGCCGTGTAGCGCGTTCCCCGGGAGCGATACGGTCCGGCGACGCCGGCCAGATAGGGGCGGCGCATCGGTCTCAAGCGCGGCGTGTCCTTTTCGGGAAAAGAGTCGTTCTTCATCCGCTTCACGAGGTCTGTGTACTCGGCGTTGGCCTCTTGCGAGCGTGCATCGTCCTTCCGATCCCGATACCACTCGCGGATCGCGTAGTAGACGAGCACGTGGCGATAGCGAAGGGGAATAATCGGCTCATCGCCTGACGCCGAGAGATCGGTGGCCCCGGTTCCTGTGGTTGACACCGCCAGGTTGTTCGTCACGTACCGATACGGAATCGTGTAGACAGTATCCGGCGGAGGATGAAACACGACCCGAGGGCGCAACGCGACGGAGCCAGAGGGTCCGAGTTCGATGATCGTGCATTGCTGCGGTTTACCCGGCGTGTCGTTCCGGGGATAGGTCCGGTGGAATTCGGCGCGGCCGAGAATCTCGATGTCGATCGAGTCGGAAAAGCTCCGCGTGTCGATCAATCGCCAGAAGTCCGAGGCCAGTGCGTACTCGTCCTCGAAGTAGGAATAGGTGCCGTAGGCGACGGCGTAGGCCGAGGCGACGTCCTGTTGACCCGTATAGCGGGTCTCCAACGTTATCGACGTTGCACTGCCGACTGCCGAGACGACATAGACGTCCGATTCACTGCCAATCTGGATCTTGCCGCCGACGCGCGTGTTATTGAATCCCATGCCCGATACAGCGGTCGTCCACAGGGTGTTGGTGCCCTCCATCGCCGTACGTGCTGTCGAAGCAATGCTGAGCGAACCCGTCGCATAGTCCCCGTGCGTGAGAATGATGTCCCGGCGTTCACTCCACGGCCACGGCTCTTGCACGTGTAGATCAGAGAGTCCCTGATTGAGGAGCCGTTTGGCGATCGTCTCGTCGGCGCCGGAGGCAGTCGTCGAACCCCGCACCGCGTTGAGCACCGCGGTGATTAAGTCGCTGAAGGTTGTCGGTGTGGTGGAAGTTGACATGTGTCAGAAGGAGCCCCACCACTCGATCAACACCGCCGCCAAGACCCGGCTGAGGCTGGCATCGACGAGCCAGAGGGCGAAGAAGCCGAGGGCCACCAGCCAGCCCCCGAGACCACGGAATAGGCGATTCATCTGCATCCGGTCACAGGTCGGGCACCGTTCGAGGTCGTCGAGGATCTCGTTTGGTCTCATGGCGTGGTGTAGATCTCTTCCTGATCAAACTGCCCCTCACCGGCATATCGCCAGCGATTCCGCGGCCGTCTCGTCTCTGGGTAGCCCAACGCCTGCGGCGAGGTCGGCAGTTCCCCCCATGTCGGATCGGCCCACCAGCACGTGCCGTCCTCGATGAGTTCGACCCACGCGTGCCCAGCCCACACGCCGCTGCGTTGCAAGACTTCGCCGACGACAAAATAGAAGGTCCCAGAGGAGCCCCAGCGAAATGCGTGCTCGATGGTCCAGCTGGCGTGGCCATCACAATCTCCACCCTTCCGCGCCTCGAACTCTTGCAAGGTGTCCCACACATCGACCGGGATGGTCATGTCGTCCACGGTCACGGTGTCCGGGATGTAGCGGTAGCGCCGTACGGCGAAGCAGGCATCCGTGAGAGCGGACTTGGCAGTCACCGGCATACCCCACACGGCGCGCTCACGCCAGGTATCTCGAAGACCTTGCCCCGCTCCACGCACGCCCGCCGGTTGTGCTCCACCATTCGGACGTCACACGTCGCCGACGGCCGTGTCGGGAGCGGCGATGAAGAGACAGGCGCACAGCCGGCACACAGGAGCAGGAACAGAATGCGCCACGTTATCCCCGTTATTTTATCCTCCGAAAAAGCGTTGGCCACCGCCGCTCGCGACCGCCACCTGATCCTCCACGAGGAAACCCATATGTGGCTGCGCGTCCTGATCGTCGGTCCAGCCACCGGCGTTGTTGTCCTCGGTCCAAAACCAGCCTGATCCGCCCACGCGCGCCTTGCGTAGTGGTGTGGAGAAGCCGTTAGCTGTGCCAATGTTCATCTTTCGTGGTGTGGTTGCGGCAAGTCCGTAGGTGAAGACCAAGCGAATGTCGGTGGCCTTCGGCACGACATACGGTGTGGTAAAGACGTACCCCGTGCCTGCGTTCACCGCGCTAGTGGAGGCCATACTAGCGGTCGTCGTTGACGCAAGTGTTGTGCCGCCTGGTGCAGTAGCAGCAGCGTATACTTCCACTCCCGTCAGTGTCGTCCACGCTGTGGACGTCTCAAACGTTACTCCTAACAGTTTGAATTCCTCCGTTACGCCGTCACTCATTCGTAGCCCACGTCGCAATGTGTTGCTCGTGCTCGCGAGATCGTCAGTGTACGATAACCCCAACACCGCGCCGGAAGCTAGTTCGACGATGATTCCCGATGTTCCAGTAAGAACTGTCATCGCGGTGCTAAAGCCTGTCGCATGGGTAGCGCCTTGCCGCAAGAGACGATCCGCGCTACGGTAATTAATCGCGGCTGCGGCGCTTTCGGTTATCCCCGCGAGCACCGTTGCGAAGTCGATGGCGCCACCGTCCGCATCGGCGATCACGAACCAGACCTCAGTCCCCTGCGTCGGCGTAAATGCCGTGGGCGTCACGCGAGTCCACCCCGTCGTACTGGCTGGGTTGACGCTCCCCGTCGCGTTCGATGTGGTCCCAGGGCGTACGCTACTTGTCGCACTTATTCCGTTACGCACTTCGAGGTTGATGTCGTCCACATTTGCAGCGGTGCCCGTGAACCCAGTGATGAAGAAGTACACGAAGGCGAGCGCGTCGCTGGCGATGGGCCAACCCATCACGCGGAGTCCGATCGCGTCACCCGCCGTGTTGTATGTATACGCGCTGTCGAGCGCGAGCGTCGATTGTGAAAACACCTGAAGCCCAAACAGGCCAAATGTAGGCGCAAAGCCCTGGCGACTACCAAGAAACGCTCCGCCACGGATCGCCGGCACCCACACCCCGGCGTTCGTCCGGTGCCACTCGTCGCACTCGTACGGCAGTAGACGGTTCCACTTACGGTCAAGGAGGTATGGTGGCGTGTATCGACCATCTGTCCATACCATCCGCGTCTTTTCCCAGCGACCGATCAGGTGCATCAGCCGATCCTCGCCGCGCTCATAACCGCCGGGGACGGGTTAGCGAGGTCGAGCCTCGCTTCCTTGCCGACGACCCTGCTGCGGAAGGTCGCGCCGAGCGTCGGATCGGCCTTGTAACCGACGGCGATCTGCAACATCTTGAGGTTCGCTGCGCTCACTTCCTCGATGAAATCGAGCGCGGCAACGACGCTCTCGCGGTCGGGGAACACGAGCGCAAGACCGCCCCATGTCGCCGGCAAGGGCCCGTCACCCTCCGTGTAGCGG